TCCTCGAGCTTGGCGCGCATGACCATGAGCTGATCAAAGCTGCGCACAGTCCAGAAGGCGTCGGCATCCATGCCGTCGATCGACAGGCTCAGCTCTTGAATGAGCCGTACCCAGCCTGGATGGCTGAACAGGGATTCCATGTCCCTGAAGTAGCTCCCCTCCTCATCCGTCAGCACACTCCCTCCTACGCGGCCGGTTTCCTAGCCGCTATTCTCAGCTTCGCCTCTTCCAGATCGAGCTTGCGATCCTGCTGCTGCGTCTGGCGGATCTGCACGCCGACCTCTTGCTGGTCGATCATCATGCGGATGCGCTCGAGCTTCGCAGAGTCAATCTCGATCTGCGCTTGCACTTGCTTGAGCATCTTGTCGGCGCCGGCTACGCCGGCATCGGCCATGATCTTCGCTGTCTCGGCCTGCAGCTTGCTGACCTTGGCCTGCGCCTCGGCCATGACGAGCTGCTCTTGCAGCTGCTGCTTCTTCTGCGCGGCCGGGTCCGGCTTGAGCATCGCGTCGATCGCAGCGACCATCTCGCCCTTGTGGGCGGAGCTGCTGTTCTCGAAGATGCTCTTGACGATCAGCAGTTGCGGGCCGCTGCCTTCCGGCAGGAACTGCAGCATCTGCGTCATCTGAGCCAGCTCGACTTCGCGGGCGATGATGCCGATGGTGCCCTTCACGCGGAAGTCGTAGTCCTGCGGATAGCGATCCGGGTCGAACTGCATCTTCCGCCACAAAATTCGGCGCAGCAGTCGCGTCAAGAACTCTTCGACATGGAACATCGTGCGCTTGGAGCGCTTGATCATTCCAGAAGCTGCAATGCCGCTGCCCATCGCAGACTCATCCCGAACGCCGCCCCGCAGACTCGCCGGGTCCATAGCGCCGGTCGATTGCGAGACCATGCGCTCGTACTCTTGAGTCTGCTGGAACGTCGAGGCGTTCACATCACCGAAGCGGAACTCGGTGAGAATCTCGCGGGGGTCGCCGCGAGTGCCGAAGACCTTGCCCGGCCAGACGTTCAAGTCCTGCTTGGGCGGCAGCCGATTCAAGTCGGCCGCGAGCATCGGGTTGTTGATCCAGGCCAGGGCATCCGCGCGAGCGCGGTGCTCCATGTCCAGACCCTTCTGCGAATTGTAGGCTTTCTCGACGACACCGCGGCCCATGAAACGGTTGGGCACCGTGTCGAACTGCTCGGAGATCATGGCCCTGTCGTCCATGACCGAGGGGTTCGGCATGGCGCGCAGCAGCTGACCTTCGTTGGCGATCGTGACGACAGCTTCGACCATCTCGTCCTGATCGGACTGGCCGATGATCTCGAGTGCGAGCTCGTCGCCGCCGGAGCGGAACTTCGCCAGAGCGCGCTTCGGGACTAGCCCGTGCCACTCTGTGATGAAGGCCGCGTCCTCCTGATTCATCGGATTGTCGAGCTCGCCGCGGTCCTGCGTGCTCTTCTCGTCGGAGCTGGGGCCGACGATGGCATCCTTGCGGAACACGCCGTCAGCCTGACGCTGCTTGATCAGGTGCAGCGGCATGCGGAACTCGTGGGCTACGCCCAGCATGCGGTCGACGTCGGTCGGGCCACTCATGTCCCAGACCATCTGGCCGGGCTCGACCGGCACCGGGTAGACGGCGACTCGGTCCTTGTAGCCGCGCACGGTGCGCGCCGGCTTGCCGTTCTTGGCGGGGATGCGGATTGGCACCGCTTCCTGAATGACCTCGGTCACGATCTTGGCGTTGAGCTGCCCGTACAGGGCGCCGTTCGTCAGGATCTCGGCCAGCGTCTTGACGATGCCGTCCTTGTACAGATCTTCCCGCAAGCGGTCGCGGGCGAGGACTGCGTCTTCCTTCTGCTTGTCGTCGAGGTCGTCCGGCACGTCGAACCACTGTTCGCGGCTCAGCACTGCCTCGAGGATCTCGGCCAGCATCACGTCGACAGCCATCTGCGTCGCCGGGGCGACGAGCTTGCTGCGCTCGCTCTTGCGGGAGCGGGACTCTGGCGACCACTTGCCGCGCCAGATGCGGTAGTACTCGTCCCAGCGCTGTTTGAAAGCAGTGTCGCGCGCGGTGCGGTTACGCACCACGTTCCCCATGACCCAGCTTACGAGCTCGGCATCCGGGGATGCTGTCTCTTCGGGCTTGGAGAGCCGCTGCTTTTCAATGACGATGCTGTCGACCATCAAGCCTCTTTAAGGTTCGCGATCTTTATGTTGTATGCCGCGGCGAGCTGTCTGAATGCTATCTCTGGCAGCACGCCGTAGTGGTCGTACAGATCCAAGATGATTGCCGCGAAGACCGGCCCGTGCGACTCCTCAGACTCGTACAGGCAGGCGTCGATGTGATGCCCGACCTCGTGCAGCAAGACGTGCATGTTGCGGCCGTGCCCTATCCGGCGGCGCTTTGGCGCGTCGTACAGGCAGATCCGGTTGAAGTCCTCGTAGTACAGGCCGTACCAGTACGGGCCCTGCGCGAAGACGACCTTGGTCGTCGGCACCCGCCAGCGGCGGCATGCCTTGTCTGCGAGCTTCTGCAGCTGCTTCAGCGTGCAGCGCGCTTGGAGCGCGGCGCGCATGAATGAGTTCTCGAAGTCGTAGAGCCGCTGGGCCTGCGGGTCGCTACTCACGCAGCTTGACCACGAAGTACGTGCCGAGCACGTTGCCCAGGGCTCCGCTCACCAGCACGCGCCAGTCCTGAGCTGCGGCTGCCCAGAGCAGCAAGGGTCCGACAGTGCCTCCGGCGCAGATGACGATGTCCCAGGCTGCGGCCGCTGCGGCCTTGCGCTCTTGGACGGCTATGGCCCAGGCGCCCCAGGCCCACGCTGACGGCAGCCCTAGCGAGAAAGCGATAGCGGCAGCCGCCCAGATGTTCACTAGTACCCCGCTATTTCGTCCATTGGCTCGGCACGAATCGACTCGACGTACTCGAGGTCGTAGTGCACGTTCTCTGCCATCTGGTCGATGTAGGCTACGGCGTCCAGCAAGTCGTCATGCACCAGCCGCGAGGGGAAGCCGCAGGCTTGCTCGATCAGCACTTCGTTCCATTCGCCGGGGGCGAGGAAGACGCGGCCTTTGGCACAGCGGCCCTCGAGAGCCCAGCGGATGCGATCGTGCTTGCTGCGGTTGTTGTGCAGCAGCTCAGTGATCTGCAGCGGCATGTTGTACTCGCGCGTGTAGTCGTCGAGGTAGCCGCTGACTGCGTTCTTCAGGGCGCCCTTCTCGATCCCCACGCTGCGGCACTGATGCCGGTGCGCGGCGTTCATGATGTTGAACGCTGTGGTGCGTACGTCCCACTGGCCGTGCATTATCTCTTTGATCCACCAGCCGTAGGACATGAGACGGCTGTTGCCGTCGTTCATTGGGAAGACCTTCACGACTGCGATGGCATGCTCGTCGCGGATCTTCACGTCGGAATTCTTGCGGCCGGGGTCTGTGCCGAAGCCGGCCAGGTCGACTGCGATGAAGTAGTCGCCTTCCGACGGCTCTTCCTTCCTGATCGGGAACATATTCGGCGTGAAGATGTCGCCGCCAGGCTCGACGAAGCTCGCCTGAATCTCCTGCCGCTGCAGGTGCGGGCTGCCCCGCGTAAGCTCCTCGGCTGCAGCTACGAGCTCGTCTTTCGACAGGAACGTGTTGCGCAGCGAGGGGAAGTTGAAGACGGCCCAGTCCGGGCCGAGCTCGCCGAGCCTTGCGGACTCGTAGAGCTTGTAAAAGTGGTTGCGCCCCTTCGGCGTGCCGATGAAGAGCGCCCATCCGCGGCAGTCCATGAGAGCCGGGCGGATGATCTCGCTCCAGGCCATCTCGGGCATCTGCGCATACTCGTCGAGCGTGGCAGAGCGCAGCTTCATACCGCGGGCGCTGTCGGGATTGTCCATGCCGAGCAGTCGGATGCGCACACCGTTGACCAGCGTGATGACCGACGTGTTCTCGTGGATCATCGGGCGGCCAGTGCTGTCGATGCCGACGACCGGCTTCGCCAGCTTTTTGAACAAGTTCCAGGCATTCCGGCGGGCCTGCTCGAGCGTCACGCCGACGTAGATGACTTCGCTGGTGTCATCCAGCTCGTCGCCGTAGTCGTTGTGCGTGCGCAGCCCGTCGATGATCGACTTGATGACTGCATACGTCGTCTTGCCGAAGCGGCGGCCGGCAGGCACGATCTTGAAGCGGGCATTTGAGTTGTGTATCTCTTGTTGGGCCTCGTGGAGGCCAAACTTAAG